ATGAAATTGTGTAAAAATTGTCGCTATTGGCATGATTTGGACTATCCGAATCCAGGTATTGATGGTGTTACAGGACAATGCAGGCGAAACCCACCAATGCAAACAAAAGGTTCTACTATGGGGGCAGATTGTTCTGCAATGGAAACCGATGAAGCAGTTTGGCCTATAACAGAACCAGATGATTGGTGTGGAGAGTTTAATGAAAAGGATTCACAATCCATAGAGATATTAAAGCTTGGCGGTAGCAGAGAATATAGTTTAATGAAAGCAGGATTTAAAACAATTAATCAACTCAAAAATGCTTCTGATAAACAACTTAAACGAGTTCATCTTGTTGGAGATAAAACCATTTCCAAAATTCGTAATTTAATAGACAAACTTAATAGGGACGAATTAAATGATACAATCAATGAAAAAATAGTTGACGAAGCCATACAAGAAGTTCTTGGAATAAATAAATGAACACCCAGGAAACAATTCGCCAAGCAGTTCTTAACGCCCGCAAGGATTGGTTACATTACACAATCAAGCAGGAGCGGGAGATATACGCCTTGCTTTCCGGCGCTGCCGATAGAATCCAAAAGCTGCTCGCCAAATATGCACAGGAAGGCAAGCTGCCGCCCGGACGGTTAGTGAGTTTGCTCGGCTCGGAGTTTAATCCTGCACCCGATAGTATTCGCGGGATAATCCGTCAAATACGACCAGACTTACGGATGTTGGCTAAAAACGGTATGAGGCAGAGTATAAATTTCGGTATGCAGACCTATATCTACGCTTTGCAGGCACAGACGCTACCCAAAAACGCCAAACTCGGTATCGGTAGTAGCTTCATAGGCAAGGACGGCAAAATAAGGGCGTATGATGTCAGCAAAGAACTTTGGAAGGACAGCTTATGGGGTAGGATAAATTCTGATGCTATGGATTTCTTAATGCGGACACAATATGGCAGGATAACATTTTCAAATCGAGTATGGGACATAACATGGGATGCGGAAAAACTTATCAGAAACAGAATCAATACCGGAGTGCTATTAGGTGAGAGTGTTGATAAGGTTGGCCGAGAGATAAGACCGTATCTGGCTGAGCCATACGCAAGGTTTCATAGGGTACGCAAGGACGGCAAGCTGGTATTGAGCAAGCCAGCCAGAGCATATCACCCCGGGCGCGGAGTTTACAGGTCGGCTTTTCAGAATTCCAGACGGCTTGTACGGACGGAATACGCAAGGGCTTACAATGAGGGAATGGTTCGGTACGTTAAACGTAAGACGTGGCTCAAGGGCTGGATTAGCAGGGTAGGCAGTGACAATCCTGCTCCGTATGATGCTTCTGTTGATGGTAGTTTTTTCCCGAAGGACAGCCCTCCTGAAATTCCTTATCACCCGAACTGCATGTGCTATGCTGAGCCGGTGTTTGCAGAAGTGCCCGATGAAGAATTAAATTTTGCCCAAACTCAAGCGGAATTTGCTAAAACACATAAGGAGGTAGCATAGAAAAACAACTTTTTCGGATTTATAAATTTATGTCAGAACAAGACTTAGAAGATAATCAAAAAAAAAGTTTGACAAACGATAGTGATTTGTTGGATACTTTTAGTAGGCAGATTAGAGAAATGGCATTTGAGCTTCAGTTTGGCAACTTGGTAATAGATTTCAAAATTCGAGGCGGTGAAATAAAAGAAGCCCACCGAATCTCGGAATCAGTTAAACTGAGGCCATTCTAAAAAGTGAATAACGTAAGTTAAGGTTGGCTGACCAACACAAAGGCGGCTGATTATTTCGTGGCAGAAATGCTGCGTTTTAGTCAGCCGCTTTTTTATTTAGGGATTTTGAAAATGCCAATGCCAAAACCAAATGAAGGCGAAGAGCAAAGCAAGTTTGTAAGTCGGTGCATTTCTTTCGAGACCAAAGCCGGACAGGAAGCCGGAAGAAATACAAGCTATGTGTTACCAAGCTTGGAGAGACAGGAATAAAAAATGAAACTACAGGAAATCAAAAGTCAATTTGATGGTGCGTTTTCGGAAATATCAATCGACACCGAAAAGATGATTATCAAAAACGTTGCTCTGGTTGGGCAGGTGAGTCGGAACGGAAGGCGATATACGGTCGAAGCATTAAAGGGCGGGATAGGTAAATACGAGGGTTCGAAAGTATATATCGACCATCCAGACGATAAGGATGAAAAACGGGGCTGGAGAAGCACAAAAGACATTGCTGGCCGGATTGAAAACGCAAGATTTGACGGCCAGAAAATTAGGGGAGACCTAAACCTGCTCAACACATACGGGGGGAAATTGGCTTACGAAATAGCAACTAAAATGCCGGACATTGCAGGCATGAGTCATAACGCTTTCGGCAAATATCATAAAGAGGACGGCGTGGAAGTCGTTGAATCGATTGATAAAGTCGTAAGCGTGGATGTAGTAACTGAACCGGCGACAAATAATGGTATGTTCGAATCAGAAATAAATGACCACGAAAAAGGAGATAATCAAATGGATTATAAAGATGTAACGATGGTTGGCTTGAAAGAGGCCAGAAAAGACCTTGTTGAAACTCTGCACAACGAAGGCAAAGAATCAAGGGACAATGAGTTTCAGGAAGTCATCAAGGAAAACGAGACCCTAAAGAAAGAGAAGAAAGACCTGCAAAAAAAGGTTGATGAGATGGAAGTCAAGGAAACTTTGGCCCAAAAGGAAGCAACGATTGGCAAGATGCTCGATGATAGCGAGCTGCCGGACGAAGCCAAAACTGAGGTTTTCAAAAATACTCTTATGGGCATATCCGTTAAGGAAGGCGAAAAACTTGAGGACAAAATCCAAGAACAGATTGATGACCGGCTTAACGCTGTCACCGGCAAGGCAGGCGTAAAAGACAACACCGAAAGAAAACGTGCGGAATCTACCGGACATGCTACGCCCGAAAGCATTGCCTCAAGCTTAAAGAGTAATTCGTTAGAGTAAAAACACTGACCGAGTAAGGTTTGGTGATAAACAGATAACAATAATTTCTTGATAAATAGGAGTATCTAAAGATGGCAAATGTAAACCGATACCGTAGGGGGCCGAGGACTTTAGTGCAAGTGCCTGTTGAATCTGCTACGGAGATAGATAAGGGCGAGTTAGTTTGCATAAGTAGTGGTTATGGAGTTTTGCCCAGCACACTTACGAATGAAGCCGCTGGCCATGCTACGGCGGCGGCGGCGAAAAATGCTGTTGCTAATGCCCTTATCGGAGTGGCAGAAACAGCAACGGCAAGTGGTGAAACTGAGGACATTCTGGTTGATGTTAGTCTTGAGGCCATTTATGAGTTCGACCAGACTACAGCAGCGGATATATCGTTTGGCGACTTGATAGAGATTGACGCCGCATCAACCGCCGAGGCAAGTTTCACAGCAGTTGATACGACCATTGTGGCCGGTTCAACTGACCAAATAGCAGTATGCGTGAAAGAGCATACCACTGAAGAAGGTAAAGGGACACTGATAAAATTCCTACCGCAGAGCATCTTCAATGACGTTAGCGGACAGGGTTAAACGGTAGGTAATTGAGTTGGCTAAATACCAAAGACAAGGGTTTAGATAATAAAAGGAGCAAAAAATGCTTATACACAATAAAGTAAACAGTTTGAAAGAGGCCATTGCAAGCAGTGGTGGCTTTGAAAAATTTATGGAGGTCATGTTACCAAAGTTAATTGATGCCAAAAAGGATGAAAAACCTTTGATGGTCCCTGAAGATTTTAGCATAAGGGAACTCTACGAGGCAGTTAATACTTCACAGTTCCCTATTATTACCGGAACGCTATTAAGCAAGAAAGTCATTCAGGGCTTTAACGAATATCCAGGTATTGCAAACCAACTTGTGACCAAATTTACCTCGAAACTGAAAACCGATACAATTCCAGGGGCATTTCTTAAAGGCGACCTTGAAGATATACCAGAAGGTTATCCTTATCCTCATAGTGGTGATATGGAGGAGTTCTATGTCACTATTGGCGGAAACAAGCGGGGCGAAATCCTCGATATTACCGATGAGGCAATTCGGTTCGACCAAACGGGCTTGATTATGCTGAAGGCCCAGCAGTTCGGGACGCGGGCAGCTAAAGACCGTGAAAAATCCGTGATTTATACGATTCTGGACGCAACGGTTAATGGCAAAAACTACTATGCCTACTACCCGGCTGGAACAAGAACGGCTTTATATCGAACAAGCAACGGTACAAGCTCCGGTGTTGGCGGTGGTGTGCTTTATACAAATGCTATCACTGATACGCTTGTGGACTTTACAGACCTCGATGCAGCCGAAGCTGTCTTTGATGATATTATGGATGAGAACGGCGACCCGATTGATGTTATGGGCAGCAATATGATTTTACTGACGTCACGAGCGTTGAAAAATACGGCTTCACGACTTACCAGAAATCAAATAATCCCGAACAACAGCGGCTCAAGCGTGGGGTATCATCAGGACAATCCGTATTACAACCTCAAGACGCTTTTCAGCCCATGGATTGACAAGGCCAACAGTGCGGCTTTCTGGTACTACGGCAATTTCAAGAGACAGTTTCTTGAGAAAGTGGTTATCCCTCTTCAAGTGCTTACTCGTAAAGATGACAAAAACGAGGCGGCTTGGGAGCGTGATGTTATCGCCCAATACAAAGTGCGGCGGTTTAGTAAAGTCGGGGCCATTGACCACAGATATGTAGTTGAATCGACAGGTGCTGGTTAATAGAGACCATATTTATTTCCTTTCAATTCTAATGTGGGACGGGCGAGTCAGCTCGTCCGTCCTATGTTTTTAAGGAGTAAAAGAATGGCAATGACATTAGCTCAAGTCGATGTGAAGATAAAAGCACTATTGGATAGCCCTGAGGTTGATTACACCATAGGTGATAAAAAAGTATCGGCAAGCCAAAAATTAGACCAATTATTGAAGTATCGAGAACATCTGCTCAAACATCCTTCCGATAACGATTTGCAAACAATTCACTTTAATACAAACATAAATGAGTTCGGTGAAGAGCAAGGGGAATATGAAGATTAGATGGCAAGAATATTGATGTTAATATTGATTCTACAATGCTGTTCTTTAGCCGCGACTTAT